CGCTGACACTGTATAGGTTGAGATGTCTGCCGCGACCGTCACCGCTGCTGCGTCAATGACCTTGACGTTGCTCGCATCGAAGATCGAGACGGTGCCCGAGTCAGGAGCGATCAAGGTCCCGCTCTCGTCATAGACCTTGGCCTCGATTGCGTTTGCTTGTCCTCTGACTAGGAACTCTGGCGTCGGCGCATGGATGCGATAAAGGGTGGCGCTCGTCGTCATGGCTCAACAACCTCCGCGTCGTCTCCGTCTTCACTGACCAGCACGCGAACAAGCACAGACCAGTCCTCATCAAAGAAGGTGAAGAGCCACCCGCCCTCGACTGCTGGGCTAGATGCTGACCGGGGCGCGCTCGCTGCGACCGGGCTAGCGGCTCGGGCTGCGTTGTTGATCGGATCGAAGTCGGACTCAGCACTCATGACATCACCTGCCGAAGAACCCGCAGCTTTGTCCATGTGACAGTAAAGCCTGACGTTGCCGCCCCAGCTCGGAAGGTCATGACGCCGGCCCGGAGGTTGCTGGGCTTGAACTCGAAGCTCGACGAATCAGCCCCCCTGTTGTCATAAGAGAACGGAGCGGTAAACGCTGTCCCTGTCATCGGCCAGGACGGGTAGGACGTGCCGGCGAGAGCCTGCCCGCTTCCACCTGGGAAGAGTGTCATCTCGTGATAGGCAGGCGCAGAGGGGAGACTCCCTGAGGCATGACTGTACGTGTGAGGGTCGTCACTGATCGGAAGACTTAGCTTCTCACCCGGCTGAAGGCTGAGACTGTCTTGCCACATTCGCCGATATGCTGCCCAGTTCTCCCAGGACGAATCCGAAACGACGATCCCGTAGGCCTGATAGTCCTCGGCAACATCACTCCCAGAGGAAGTCACTGAGCCAACCGCTTGAACCGCAACGATTGAGCTATTGCCTGCGCTCGGAGAGAGGGCCGAGATCGTAGCTGTTAGGCGGGGCGCGCTGGCGTCGTCGATGGCAAAGTCAGAGAACTGGACGGGCTCGATGACAAGCCCGGAGCCCTCAACAGTCTCAAAGGTCGTCGCCTTGGCGATGCTGTCGGCTGTCCAAGTCACGCCCTTCATCGTCTTCGTCCCGGTGCCCCCGGTGAAGTCGTGAGCATTCGCCGCCGCAGTGAAGTCAACCTCATAGTCAACGACCCACTTGGGCGGGACCGGGGGCGCTCCTGGGCCGGCGATGTTTCCTCCGATTGGCATTAGAGCACCTCCACCTCTCCGTCCGTGACCCGAACCTGGGCCAAGAGGTCGAGCCCAGCAGCGTCAGAGAAGAAGCTAAACAGGATCGATCCGTCTTCGTGCGGAGCAGTATACTCGCGAACAACTGAGTCGGGCGACAAGCTCGCAGCAGCAAGCGCAACACCACGCGCAACGAAGCACTCTTGAGGCGTCATGAGTTCGCCCTCCGAAGGACCCGCATCTTGTAAACCGTTACCTCCAACGTCGAGCCCGCGTTCTGAGACTGACAAAAGACAGCAAAGCGCCCGTCGTCGTGCGGGATCTTCCACGTTGGCGTTGCAGATGGCCCGGTCCCGTAGCTCGCCCGATCTGTTGACGTGTAAGACCGATAGGTTGTGGTGGACAAAGGCTCAGGGAACGCCCCAGAGAAAGAGCCCGCTGAGAGCACTTGCCCATCACACGGAAGCCAAACGATCTCAAAGAAGTCTCTCTGAGTCCCGTCTGCTGTCAGGTCCTGAGTGGAGTCTCGGATGAATCCAGTCTTTGCGCCGCCGTCCCATATTCGACGAGACAAGACGAACCCCGTGCCATCGTTCAGCGTGCCATCCCACAACCCCAGACCGTAGCTGTGATAGTTCGCTGACACATCAGAGGAGCTGTCCATGTAGACCTGCAAGCAAACAGTGTCTGAGCGAGAGAAGCCGCTCATCATGTCGTCGATCTTCGCAGACACCAAAGGACACGAGCTAGCCCCGTCCCACCAATATCTATTCTGAGACGTGGCAAAGATCCGAAGACCCGTGCTCCCGTCGAGGTCAAATGTGGTGGGGGCTCCTGCTGTGTTCTCTGCTGTCCAATCGACCGAATCAATGGTCACTGTCGCAGTGGAGGTGAAGTCGTGACTACTCTGTGTTGAGAAGTCAACCTCATACTCAACGGTCCAGGGGTCAGCAGATGCTGAACCCCCGCCACCGCTGATGCGTCCTCCGATTGGCATGGTGCTACCTGAACCAGATCACAGAGGCGGTCGGAGTCCCTGAGTCGGACTTGACCTCAATATCAAGATCGTCACCGATGCCCGGAGGAGGGGGCCGAAGGGACCACGAAGATCCCGCCGGCACCTGCTCCTCGTTCGAGGCTGCGACCCGAACAGTAAAACCGATCTCGGCATCGTCCAGCGTGACTGAGATGGAGCGGGCTCCGTCCTCAATCGTGATCGCTGCTCCGTAGGATGTTGAGAGCGTTTGAGTTGTTGAGCGGAAGAGCGACATCGTACTAGCTCAACGTCGCTACGTCGCCAGAGTAGACCGTGCCGCCGATCCTGGCCTTGACCTTGAGGGTCGGGGTGCCGGACGTGTCGATCCAGTAGACGATCTCTTTCTCGTCAACAGTAGCGTCGTCAGGCTCGGCGTTCGTCCCTTTGAGATAGACGTTTCCGTCGTCGTCAACCTTCACTCCGTGGTGAAGGCTCTTAGTTCCTTTTGCCATTTTTCCGGGCTCCTAGTGGGAGGACGTTACCGCCCCCGGTTTCTGGCGATGAGGTGCTAGCTCTTTCTGTAGCGTTCCCCATCGACAACATATCGGGCCGCAGCCCGTGCTTTCTTCTGTGCCTGTTCTGGCGACACCTTGCCTCGCGACTCGGTGACGATCCGCTTGGTCATGCGATCAATCGTGTCTCGTACGCCTTGCTTCTCACCCGACATCGTGTGCCTCCGCTTTCTTGCGTGGCTTGCGGGCTGGCTTCATAGCTGCGCGCATGGATGAGATACGCTCCTCAGCTCGCTTGAGCCGGGAGACTGCGATCTGGTTGGCCGGGTTCGTAGCTACCGCTCCCTGCAGTCGCTCGATCTTCTTCTGCTCGTCATGGAGTTTGAGCTTCAGCACATTCTCGGTCATCGGCTGAACGATTCCTGAGCTGATGAGGTGGCGAAGAAAGGCGTAATACTTCTCTCCACCCTCTTCGACAAACATCCGTCCAGCTTCGACTGAAATCTTCTGGAAGGGATCGACGTAAGTATTCCCGCCGGAAGCGTGAGGCATGGCGACCATGTAGTCCTGATACTCACCGAGGCGAGGGTCGGACGGTTGGATGATCTGCCAACCCCTCCTCATGTTGGCCGCAATCGCCAGGTCCGTCCCGCCGTTCTCTGTCACTCCGTCTACGCCGGGGTCGATCTTGAGTGTCGCGAGTTGAGGTAGCCACTCTTTGCCCGTAAACATCCACCGCATGGGGTGAGCCTTGTATATGAAGCGGGGCTGCTTCCGCACGCGGTGCGGGACCTTAACTGCGTCGTGGCGTTCTGCCTGTGAGACGCGTTTGCCGATTACTTGTGCCATGTGAGTTCCTACCCTCTAGTGACTTTGTTTGGAGTTACTCGCCACGAGGAGAGGGCAGCCTTGCCTGCCTTCCCGTCCTTGGCGTTCTTGTGAAAGCTGATCAGCCATCCTCCTTCGATGCGCTCACCGGAGGCGTGAGCGGCCTCCTCCCCGGACCAACGGAGTGCGGCTTTCACCGCAGCCCCGAAGGCCAAGGAAGAGGAATCACGGAGGCTGATGTAACCGTGAACCGCCATTGCCTTACTTGTCAGTAATGATCGACACGCCGCGAGCATCCTCGCCGATGCCAACACCAACGAAGGCGTGTGCAACGATGCGGGACAGGCCCGGATCTGCGACTCGATCAAACTCCGCATAAACGGGCGACATCGACGGAGCGGCTACGCTGCCGGCCATCGCGCCTGCTGCGGAGGCCTCGACGTATGCGATGGCTCCAGCGCCTTGCATCCAGCCCGCGCTGTCTGCGCCGCCGTTTGCGTCCTGGACCTGATTGCTGGCCCAGAAGTCCACGCCGAGGAACGAACCCTTGAAGCCGGGACCCTTCGCGGCGAGCATCTCTGCGGTCGGCGCGTGGAACTGGAGAGCGCCACCTTCCGAGCGTAGGGATTCCTGCAAGTCTGTGAACTGAGTTGGACTCAGTACGCAGTTGTAGGGTCCTGGGACAACAGCCTGCTCCAGCGTGAAGATCGCGCTATAGATGTCGTCCATGGTCAGGTCCACGGTGGTCGTTCCGACAGTCGAGCTGAACCCGTCGCCAGCCTCGCAAGCCATCTGCGTAAAGCGGAGCACATAGGACTCAGCAACCGCGCGGGCTAGGTCAGCCATTCCCAAGTTTCCGGGTCCACCGGTTACGGAGAGAAGGTCGCTGATCTCGTAGGCGATAATCTGCTGGGCGACACTGAGGCTCAGGTTCCCAGAGGAAAGAGTGGTGTTGCCGGCTGCCGTGGTTTCGTCCGCATTCGCGGCTCCCATCGCGTTGCCGAAGTCAACCTGAGCGGTCTTCGAGGTCGAGGACCCCGAGCCACCGAGGTCGGCAACCTTGAGGCAAATCTGCCGCAGGTCGGTTCGGTCATAGATAAGATCCCAGATGGCGGCATTAAGGATCTCGCTTGCGCGAAGATCGCCACCCTGTCCGGTGTAGGTAATTTCGTTTGCCATTGGTATAGCTCCTGCCCGCTGGGGCGTTGATGTTTACTAGTTGTCAACGCTCGCCCGTTACGGTGGGAGTGACCTGCGTCGTGCTTGCTCTCGGCTTACCCGTTGACGGTGGGAGGACCTGCCGATTGCTAGCTGTCTTCAGCCTAAGCCCTCTCAGCTTTGGCCGTCAAGAATTTCTAAAAAGGCAACTTGATCCCATTCAAGAGAGTTTCCTTCTGTGCCCGGAACTCCTCGCGGCTCATCCCTGCGATGCTGCCGGGGGTGTAAGGCTGTGCTGCCGGGGGGGCTGGCTTCCTCCCGTTGTTGCTCTGGGGCATGGTAGGAGCCGTTGGCGTAATGGCTTGAGCAGGGGGCTCGGCTGTCGGCTGAACCTGGGAAGCGCCCGCCTCCGCTGGGGGTGATAGGTAGGACGCGATCAGCGGGATCTGCCTGCCCTCCTGCTCAAACCAGTCTTGAAACTCTCCGGGATTCTCTGCGGCTGCATACCTGCGCCGCAACACGTCGCCCGCGTCGGGGTCTGAGATCCCAGCAGTGAGAAGGACTCGATCTTGTCCCCAGCGGGTCTGAGCTTCGGCGTGCTTCGTCTGGAGTCCGTCGAGCTGAGAGCGCACCTCGGTGAGCGTCTCCAGCTCTGCCTGTAGCGCGCCGGTCTTCTTCTCCCAATCGGAGCTTGTGGTGCGGAGCTGTTCCAGCTCAGTCTGAAGAGAGTTGCGGGCTTCGCGGATCTTAGCGGTCCGCTCTCCGATGATCTCGTCCAGTTGTGCTTGAGTGTAAGTCTTCTCTTCGCTCATACCTGCCCGCCTCCTACGCCGGGAAAGAGTGCCCGCTCACTGCGGATTGTTTCTAGGTGTGCGATTGCTTCTGCTCGCTCCATGCCTGGGTGTTGAGCAAGGATGATGTCCACCGGGGAAGCAAGCCCAACCTCGAAGAGTGCGGTCGCTTCCTCCACCCTGGCCTTTCGCTCTGAGGGTGTCGGCGGAACTGCCATATAGCGCAGCGAGTAACCCGACTCGGGAAGGCTGCCCCCCTCGTTTGCGTTGAGCAAGGCAGCAGAGAGAGCGAGCACTTCCTTGTCAGCCCGCTCGAACTGCGCCTCGCTTGCCTTCTGAAGCCTGCGCACAGTCTCCCGCTTGAGCGCGATGGCATAGCCTGACTCGGCAGCACCTCCGCTCTTCTGGAAGTCATCAGGGCTCAAACCGGAGTGACTGAGGGTCGCGCGCTCATAGCTGGCGATGGCGAGCTCGTAGCGCTCAGGATCTACGCTTGCCCCGAACTGCCCGAGCCTCCCGCCTCCGGGCACGTCCTCGGTGAAGGTGGCAATCGCTGTGGGGTCGAGATGGACTTCCTTGCGTGCTGCCTTGCCCGAGCCCCTGACCGCTCCACCCCCGAGGGTGACGCCGATGGCCCATCGCTGAGAATAGGCTGCGTCCCGGCAGAGGTAGCCGAAGAAGGTCCAGAAGCAAGCGATCAAGAGAGTCGCCTCGACCTGCTCTGTGTTCTCGGTCCAGTTCCAGAGCTGCCCGGTCCGAGCGGCATGATAGAGCGCATAAGGTAGGACAGGCTCACCCTCGACCAGATAGGGATAGTCCCCGCCTGAGAAGGTGCCACCAAGGACTTGCTCGGTGATGTCCCTCGCGCTCTCTATGTCCGCTCTGTTTCCTGGGAGCAGGACACGATAGCTCGGCTCTTGTGGATCTCGGAGGTCGAGCACATCCCAGGTCCAGCGATCTTGAGCCCCTCGGTTGTCTCCGAGATCGATGGATGCGAGGCGGGCCTCAACGATAAGGGTGGGCTGGTCGGGGTTGTCCGGGTTGGCTTCGCAGTAGACTAGATCCGAAGGCACTGCCCGATAAAGTAGCTCGCCCCGCTCTGCTGTGTAGTCGGTGCGCAGGAGTCCTTCGCGCATCCCTATAACATTTCTGGCATTTCTGGCACCGATGGCCCATAAGCCATCCTCTCGGACCCGAGTCGCGAACTCGTCAACGTCTGCGTCTGCGTGGCTGACTCTCGGCGGGTTGTCGTACTGAACCGCGAGCTGCCTCGTGATGGTTCCGAAGAGGTTGCGGCTGATGTCGAGGTTGCCGAATCTCTCGACCGTTGCACTGGGGAAGAATTGACGCGCCTTGTTTTCGAGGTCCTGTTTCCACTGCCCCTCAAGGAGCCGGCGACGGAGGCGGGAGTGAGTGCGCCGTGTCTCATCCTCCTGCGAGGGGAGGGGCGGAATGTCGGAGACTGCGCTTGTTTCTTGGCTCATGCTTCTCTCTTCGTCTGCGTGAGTGCCCCTGCGAGAGTAAGCCTAGCAGGACGGCAAGGTCAACACTTACCTCACCCGGATCTTGTCTGTGTTGCGGTGTCTTGTGTCGAGGAACTCCCGCCCGATATAGCGGGCAGCGTCGAGGATGTGGGACAGCTCTTTATTCTGGGACGTACCGCCCGGCCCTCGCCAATGCCGGAAGCCCTGCACGAGGTGAGCGCAGTTCGGATGCACGGTGAGCGAGCCCTTGACCATCGCGGAATGCAGGAGGCGGGCAGTGTAGGCGACAGAGCCGGGACCCTTGCGGGCTGGTCGGATCTGAAAGGGCGGGGCGGTCGGCGGCAGACCGTGGAGGGTTGCTATCTTCTGCTGTAGTAGCTCATTCACCCTGTAGCCCGACTCAGCCTTGCCAGCCGAGTTCACATCACCGCGCGCCACATCGACCGCTTCGGGGCCGAGGTCCCAACGGGCGAGCATGTCCAAGATCCCGTTGGCATCCTCCTCGATCCCGGTGTGCCCCTGGCTTGTGTACTCGTCGAGGAACCAGACACGAGGGTTCGTCTTGTCGGAGGTGTCGAAGCCGCAGAGGAGCGCAGTCTGCCGACCGTGGCCCTCCCCGTGGTCGATGCCGATGCCGAGCTGAAGCTCGCAGTCTGGAAGCTCCTTGCTGATCATCTCGTCCGACCATGCCGAGTAGTAGCGATCAAGCGAGACGCCTTCCCATCCGCCGTTAAATCGCTGGTTGCGCTCGGTCGGCAGGATCATCTCTCTGATCTTCTCTAGCTCCTCCTCGCCCAGACCTGTGTTCTCTGGCGTAGGCCGAACGTGGATGTCCTCAATCATCCCCGCCTCGCAAGCATCCTTGAGCCACCCTACCGGGCGACCAACCGGGGTGAGGGTGAGCCAGAGACAACCCTTCCGCACCAGCACCCGGCTCTGTGCCTCTGCGAAGATGCGCTCCTCCGGGGGTTCGTCCAACCAAACGAAATCAAGGGTTGAGCCCGCTGCTGCCAGTGTGCCCGCAGACTGCGAAACGATCCCCATAGAGTCACCGGTCTTGAGTCGAAGGATCCTACGGTTGCCGACCCTGAAGCCCCGGTCAGGATGGTATCTGCACTCTGGATGAAGGAGGGACTTCGGAAGCAGCTCGAAGAGTTTGCTCTCAATCTCCTTGCTGCTGTCGTCGCTGTAGGGAACGAGACGGCCCGCCACGGGTCGGTCGGGAATGTCCCGGTGAGGGTGAGTGTGTGTCAGCCACCACAAAGCCTCGGCACATCCGGCGTAGGACTTCCCTACGATCTGGTTCGGCCCTCGAAGACATCGAGTCTGGGCTGTGCTCCGGTGGAATCTCTCTTGACCTGGGCGCGGCCTATAGCGGGCGAGAGGGTTAGCGGAGACGGCGGAAAGGGCGGAAGCTAGCGACACGGATCATCGTCTTCCTCTGTGTTTATCGGCTCACCGAAGTCGCCGCACTCCTCACACCAAGGCGGGCCGAGGTATATGAGGAGGCAGCCGATACATATCCGACTGTCAATCCTGCTGTCCAGGTCCCAGAGGGAGTGGATCGTCAATGCCTCTGCCTCTGCCGGATAGCCTCGACCATCTCGGGATCTAGCTCGGAAGCGAGTCGGTCAAGCAACTCATCC